TGGCCAATTTGCCATTAATAAATACATCAAGTTGATGATTTGACACACGGATTTGTACACACATCCACTTGTTAAGTGGAATATCATCAATGGTCAGCTTTTCTTGAATGTTATCAAAAGTATTCATCACGACGACTAATGCGTTGGTATTGGGAGCAATATATAGTCCAGGTGCATTGTTTGGTTGATTCATACCAATGGGTTCGGATGTGTAATTAATATTATCATTTCCCTTGTGGAAAATATGACGATATTGGCCATCTTGATAAACCAAATCGTCAATGATTATCCAGGTTGAGTAAGTAAATTCAATACCATCCTGTTGGTTATCAGAACGTACTAAAGTAACGGCATTCTTTAAATTTGGATCTTGGGGAATAACTTGCATAGTTTTACCATCGACCATACCATCAATCAAATAGGGTGATTTATTATATTGGAATAACCATGATAAAAACTGTGCTGAAATACGAACGGCTAATACAAAGACGATAAGAACCAATAATAAAAAGGCGGCTTTTGCTACTAAACTATTGGATTCCAAAAACTCACGCGTCCCGTCGACCACTCTACCATTTTTAAAATTATCAAATGCTCCAGCTCCGGAAGAAATTGTTCCAAATTCAGACATATCTATATATTATACATAAGAAATTTAGATATGTAATTAATTTGTTGTAATTATTTGCTTATAAATTAAATGGAAACACTGCCTTGTTCTTGACCATCCTTTACCAACTCCAATTTAATACTATAAGGAAAATCAAAACTAGAACCACCATAACCACTTCTATAAATATTGTAAGCCTCTTGTGGGTTTAATGAGTCACCATAATACTGAACATTGGATGTAAATCCAGAGAATCCACCCAATGGTGTAATATATACAGGTGCGTTATTAGCAATCTTTGCAACACCTGGTAAAACGCATGTACGGACCAATTTACCATCAATATAGACATCAAGTGTGCGACCTCTTAGACTGATAATAACATTTACCCATTTTTGAATAGGAACATTATCAACATTACAAGTATGAGTAGAACCTTCTGTAGCACCAACAGAAGAGTAGACTGTTGTTTGAATTTTAAGATTATTTTCAATGGCTCCTAGAACAATAGACGGTGATGGTTCTAAATCACTGTCAAGTCTTCCTAAAATGATTTTTGGCTCGCCATAACGATAACTCCAATCGTCAACATAAAACCAGGCGGAGTAAGCATAATTTACTGAATTACTGACACTTAATGTGTTTGCGGGGATTTTAGTCACAGTCTTAGCATCCTGTAACCCAGATAATTTATTAGAGCTTCCCCAAAAGTATCTAATTATAATTATAACTAATATGACAACAACGACACCGATTGCAATATTCATCACAGACATAATATATATTATAGTAACAGAATTTTTCTTTTCTAAATAACAGGAGGATTTAAATATTTAACCGAATCATACAACCAGTTTATTTTAGCACGCGAGATACTATCATTGAAATACATTACATTACAAATACCACCAGATATACCGCGGGTTGTGCCAGATGTTATCATTGTATTGGAATTATAAGGGATTACACCTTCTGTGGTAGATACGAGAACATTATTAATAAAAATATCTAATGTGTTACCATCGTAATTAACAACGATATTATTCCATTTTTGCATTTTAAAATCATCTGTCTCGAACAAAACGCGCTCAACATGTCCTTGGGTTTTCATTTTTATTTTCAGTTTATTTTTCGATACATTATAGGTTATGTTTGGTTTTCCACCGACATTTAATAAAGTAGTATACTCATCGTAGTTAGGATTTGTCTCAGGTGGGAAAGAATTAATGTAAAACCATCCAGAAATAGCATAATGGTATTGAAATTTGTCTTTTACGAAATTAACTGAACCAAATGAACCAAGTGATTTTTCAAAATTAGTATTAATTGGATCTTTTATTAATTGAACTGCATTATGAGTGACTATATATTGCATAACAAATGGTAAAACGAAATATAGCGCGATGAATACTAGTTCTGCTACCAATAGAATGATGATTGGTTTCGTAGTGATTTCATATTGATATTTAATATAATCGACAAAACTAAGAACTAAGCAGGGTATATAAGTAATAATTTGTATTAAAAAGCGGGCCCACGATGGTGATGATTTCCCCCCAGGTATTTGGTCTAATTTAAGATATTTGGTTATCATAGTAAATAATCCAATAACAATTAACCAATTCAAAATATAGGTCATTGCGTAACTAGCGTTACTAAAATAATAAGCAATTTTTACAAGTAAATAGACTAGTCCACCAACAAGTCCGATTAATCCAATAAAAGACAGTATTTTACCGAAATAACTCAATGCTGATAATTGTTTAACATTTTCAGTTGTTAATTTTTTATCCGCATAAAATAAATACATCATTAGTAGTAAGAACCCACCAAATAATGACATAAATATACCCAATCCTTTATTATCTCCTGTAATAATGTCATATGGATTTCGAGTAAATAATATAATAATACAGATACAATAAATCACTAGGCCAATTTTATACCATGTTTCCATACTAGTTGATTTTATCTTGTCTGTAATTTTATCTTGTGTAGTAGTATTATTCTGTGGAGGTATACTCATCGAAGAACTATCCATTAATAACTCATTAGAAATAAATCTCTATATGATTGGTATAATGGTCTAAAGATTTTCCATAGCAGTTTTTCTACCATGACAATCTCTACATAATGCTACTAAATTATCTACATGATTAGAACCACCATTTTCTAATCGAATTTTGTGATCTACTTCAAACCAAGCGGGTAATTGTTTTTTACAATGTCCACATATCCAACCCTGCTGTGATGCGACGAATTTTTTCTTAGTTTCGCTAACACATCGTTTGGTACTTTTTTTACCAGATTCCATAATACGATTAATTTGTTGTTGTTGATGTGGTGATTGTTGTTGTGGGTAAAATGAATCGTTTCCACCTCCTCCATTACCACCTCCATTCATAAATGATGTTTGATTAGAGAAATCCATAAAGGGTGACAATACATCAAGTGATGACTGTGCACTAGGAATACATTTCACAATATTTACTGCTTGTTGAACAAGTGAATGCGACTCATTCGGGTTTTTTTTCAAGAATAGATAGGCACTTAATCCAGCAAATGCAAACCCGGCAATTTTAAAATATTTCTGCCATGACTGTAATATTTTCACATAATTTCCATCATGATATGTATTTACGATTAAAAATCCGGTAATTGCTAAAATTAATAATTCCAATTTCATATAATATTTATAAAGGTTATTTTTTACAAATATTATAGTTATAATATAATCATATTGCAAGGTTATTTTGACTTTGATCTGGATTTTGATCTGGATTTTGACTTGGACTTGGACTTAGACTTGGACTTTGATATAGACTTGGACTTTGACCTGGACTTAGACTTAGACTTAGACTTTGACTTGGACTTTGATGTATCTATTAAACCATTTTTTTTTGTTAAGGTATCCGAGAATCTAGAACGACTATAGGATGATATATCATTCGATGCAAAAATAGAATAAAGCGCTTCTTTACCACTAGAAATAGATAATGTATTATCATAATTTACTATTTTGTTTAACTCGTGTAATGAATTTACTAATTTAGTTACATCTATTTTACGATCACCATTTGAATATATATTTTCAACCAACATAGATCTAACACGGTTTAAATAAATTTTTCGTGTTTCATCATCGAAATCTACAAAATTAACATTGGAATCAAAATAATTATAATAGACAGTTACCAGACCAAATATGTCACTGTTAAATAAGTAACATTCCATAAAATATTTGTTCACTTCGAATTCTAATTTATCGTTCGTATATTTCATAAGTATATCAGTAATGTAATTTGATAAGTAGTACAAGTAATATCCATATTCGATTAAATTGTCGCGTTTCACTTCAGACAAAAAAGTTTCTTCGCTGATTCCTGGATTAAATATGGTTTTAAATAAAATAACATTATCGTCATAATATCCATAATATCTGGCCAATTTAATCAAATATTCATTTACTACATAATTCCTAATATTCGCAGTATTAAACAATAGCTCTCCATTTTTAACTTTTGATAAGAAAGCGTCATAGTTCAGTTTGAAATCATCAGATAATATCATTGATGAAAATGGTGTATTAAACTGAAGTGGTCGATTGCGAATTTCCACCGGGATAGTCTTATTAACGACTACTCCAGAAAGTCCCCAATCTATAATTCTCGCATTTGCGTGTTTATCTATTAATATATTACGATCTTTCAAGTCATTGTGTATAACACCTGCTTCATTCATTGGTCTTACACCTTTTTCTAACAACCGAATAATAGCATGATTTAATAAAAACATTTTATCGCGTGTTATTTTACCATCATGAACTAACCAATCCTTTAAATCAATACCTCCATCAGGCATGTTCAATATAGAAACTTTATTTAAATTTTTGTTAATATTATTTTCGTTCAGGTTTTCTTTTGTTAACGAAAAGCATTTCTTGTTAAAATGTTTCATGTCTTCCGGTGTCAGTTTGTCTGGATTACATCTATCAACATTAAGTAAAAAATATTGTTCGTAGTTCTTTATTTTATGTAGCTTATTTTTGATTCGGGTTATCTCGAGCATCTCTTGTTTGCTGTATTTTTCAATAGACATTTTACTAATACCTGTTGTGCGATTCACACTACCTTTACATTTTAACGCGGGTTTAAATACACAACCGAATCCACCCGAACCCAATGCCTCGCCACCCAATCGACTTCTTGTCTTTTTTTTGACAGGACTTCTATTTATTTTTCGCGTGTTATTATGTGAAGTCCTATTATTATAATTCCGCGTTCTTGTATTTTTGTTTCTCATATTCAAAGCCGATTCTTATATTGACGAGAGAATTATTTTTTATATAAATAATATCCAAATCCAATCATAGATACTAATATTACTACAAATAGTAGTTTTTTTCTGTATTTGATTTGTTCTTGTAAAATAATTTCTTTCGGTTTATACAACTCGTAGTAGTTATTAAGTGCTTCTGTATAAGTAATCTCATCCTTTCCTATGTCAATATTAATTTTATTGTGAATAAAATGTACCCACTTTAAAAAGGAATCTTTTCCTTCTAAATAAGGCGATACTGGGTATTTATCGAGTAAATTACTAAAATTATTGCCTATTTTTGGATGAGGAATGAATAATGGAAAATTATTTATTACATCGTAGTATTTTTTTTTTGTTACATCATTTGCTTTTAATGGGTAAGATACTGCCAGTGTCATTAAAAAAAACCAGAAATGAGGACCCCATACAGTTGGATCAAGTGATTTATCTGTCATTAAATAGAAACGATATAAAAAGATACGCAAAATAACATATAACGAATATGAATACTATCTTATATAATACATCGAGTGGGCATAATATATCCAGTCGCCAGAATACACGAACATACCAACATTCTAATAATCAACATAACAATTCGAATAACCAACATTCCAATTTACAAACACCACAAAACAGAACCTTTAATAATTTCTGTAATAACTGTGGAAAAAATGGACATGTGTTTCATACATGCAAACATCCAATTACAAGCATTGGTATTATTATATTTAGAAAACAAGCCGACCAATTACAATATCTAGTGATTCGTCGTAAGCACAGTTTAGGGTTTGTTGAATTTATGAGAGGTAAATACCCACTGCACAATTATGAATATTTAGTAAATGTATTTAATGAAATGTCAATACACGAAAAGCAATTGATCGGCAAATCTACATTTGAACAATTGTGGACCTACCTATGGGGTGATCAAATGGGAATTCAATACAGAGGCGAGGAGAAAATTTCCAGAGATAAGTTCGAGACATTAAAATGTGGGGTCGAAATTAATAAAATGGAATATAATTTAGAAAAGATAATCAAAGCAAGTACAGTAAACTGGAATGAAACAGAATGGGGATTTCCAAAGGGTAGGCGAAACTATCAAGAAAAGGATTTAGTTTGTGCTTTAAGAGAATTTGAAGAAGAAACTGGTTATATCCGATCGAATGTTACATTGCTTCAAAACATTATCCCATACGAAGAAATTTTTACTGGTTCAAATATGAAGTCATACAAACACAAATATTTTGTTGGTACAATCGATGCAAATACGCTTCATACAAATGAATTTCAACAATCAGAAGTGAGTGAAATGAAATGGATGTCATACGAAGAATGTATGGAAAAGATAAGACCTTATAATTTAGAGAAAAAAAACTTACTATCGAAAATTAACACAATTGTACAGATGTATAAGATGAATTAAAGAAATTATCATAAATATCTAAGTGAAGTAATCGTATCTTGGTTATTTATATTATACTTTTTTACAAGTATAATATAAGTATAATATGGAAAAAAAGCAGCGCAAGCCACGAAAATTGCGAATCATAAAAAAAATACCCGATTTAACTGAAGAAAATATAGAAGAGGTGTATCAAACCAATTTTGAAAAAATCGATTTAGATGATATCGACTATAACACATTTTTATTGAAAAAAGAACAATTAGATGCGAATGTTATTTCTCAAAATGAAACGAGTTATGATGCTTTATATCCGTCACTAGATGACCCAGATTTCAATATCAAATTGGCCGAAAAGAAAGAATTTAACGAAAATAAATATGATGGAACTCTTTATGACATTGAATCACAGGCGACTAAGTTATGTGAGGCTGAATTTGAACTATCTCCTCATCAAATATTTGTCCGGAATTTTTTAAGTTTCCAAACACCATACAATAGTTTACTGTTGTATCATGGATTAGGTACTGGTAAAACATGTAGTGCAATCACTGTAGCAGAGGAAATGCGAACCTATTTAAACCAATTGGGTATTAATCAACGCATTATTGTTGTAGCTTCGCCAAATGTACAAGAAAATTTTAAATTACAATTGTTCGACGAACGAAAACTGAAATTAGTAGACGGTCTTTGGAATCTAAGAGCTTGTACTGGCAATAAATATTTAAAAGAGATAAATCCAATGAATATGAAAGGGTTATCGAAAGAGAAGGTGATACGACAAATACAACGAATCATAAAAGCATCTTATTTGTTCGTAGGATACATTGAATTCGCGAATTACATTCAAAAAAAATCACAGGTGGAAGAAAACGATCCTATAAAAAGGAAGGAAATAATGATAAAAAAATTAAAACAGCATTTTAATAATCGACTAGTTATTATTGACGAGGTTCATAATATTCGTATTAGTGACGAAAAACAAGACAAACGAGTTGCAAACGAGTTGTTTAAATTGGTGAAATATGTCGATAACTTACGACTTCTTTTTCTCTCTGCTACACCCATGTATAATAGTTATAAAGAGGTTATCTGGTTATTAAATGTAATGAATTTAAATGATAAACGGTCTACGATAGAATTGGAAGATGTATTTGATAAAGATGGGAATTTCTTAATTGATAAAGATGGAAATAATGTGGGAGAAGATTTGTTGCGCAGAAAAGCCACTGGGTATGTGTCATTTGTTCGAGGTGAAAATCCGTATACATTCCCATATAGAATTTTCCCATCACTTTTTGCGAAAGATCACACATTTAAAGAAATTAGTTATCCTCGAAAACAAATGAATAATAAATCCATTGTACAACCACTTGAACATTTAGATGTCTATGTAAATCAATGTGGAACCTATCAAGAAAAAGGCTACAATTATATATTATCTGAAATCAAAACCAATATAGAAAAAACAAAGGGAGGTATGACCGGATTTGAAAATATGGATTCATTTGGATATACTATTCTTCAAAAACCACTACAAGCGTTAAATATTGTATATCCAACCAAACAACTTATTGGTTCAGACTCTGAATCGTCATCTAGTTTTAATTCTAAAACTTTGCTAGGAAGTGAAGGGTTGAAAAGAATTATGAAATTTACTGAAACTAATAACCCACCATCTAGAAAAAATTTCGAATATAAAGACAATGACAAAAATAGCGAGTTTGGCGAAATTTTTTCACCGGATAATATTGGTAAATATAGCGCCAAGATAAAAAGCATAACCGATTCTATTATGAATTCAGATGGTATTGTTTTAATCTATAGTCAGTTTATTGATGGTGGTGCAGTACCTATGGCCCTAGCATTAGAATCAATCGGATTTAGTCGTTTCGGAACAAAAACTTCTAATTTGTTCAAAACACCACCTACTGCCAAAATAGACGCCACCACTTATTTAACCAAAGAACAAATGGATAACCCAACTGCGTTTAGGCCAGCAACTTATACAATGATTACTGGCGATAAGGCGCTTTCACCAGACAAGGTATACGACCTAAAGAATTTAACAGATGAAGACAACAAAAACGGAGAGAAAATCAAGGTTGTCATTATTTCCATGACAGGAGCAGAGGGAATTGATTTTAAGAACCTAAGACAAGTTCATATATTAGAACCATGGTATAATCTAAGTTTAATTGAACAAATTATTGGCAGAGCAGTTAGAACTTGTAGTCATAAACAATTGAAATTTATAGAGAGAAATGTTGAAATATTCCTTTATGGAACATTACTCAATGAATCGGATGAAGAGGCAATTGATTTGTATATATATCGTTTGGCCGAAATAAAAGCAGTCCAAATAGGTCGTGTTAGTCGATTATTAAAAGAATCATCCGTTGATTGTATTTTAAATATTGACCAAACGAAATTCACAGAAGAAAACATGAATACCATCGTTAAACAACAATTATCTAATAAAATGATGATTGACTTTCCCATTGGTGATAAGGCAAAAACAGTATCATGTGATTACATGGATACATGTGATTTTAAATGCAAACCGTTTAAGACAATTGTAGAAAGTGATATTAAATTAGATACATATAATGAATCATTTATACTAATGAATACTGAAAAAATAATACAAAGAATACGTGACTTGTTCAAAAATCGTTTTTTTTATAAAAAGGACAATTTAATTAGTGAAATTAATGTTATTAAAAATTATCCGTTAGTTCAAATCAATGCGGCATTGACTACTTTGATTGAAGATGACAATGAATATATTACGGATAAATTTAACCGATTAGGTCATCTAAGAAACATTGAGGAGTATTATTTGTTTCAACCAATTGAATTGAACAATGAAAACATTAGTATTTATGACCGCCGTAATCCAATCGATTTTAAACACGAATCTATAGTGTATCCATTGAAGGAACCCGAAGAACCATTGAAACTAAAGAACAATATTACAGAAACCCAGACCACAAATAATATGAGTAATAAAATAAAGACAATAGAAACCACATTTGAATTGGCAAATAAACCAACTACAAAGCTAGAACGAGGCGAAGATGATTGGTATGTATATGCCGCCATGTTACATCATACCAACTATTTGAAGGATAATTTTAATATATCAACTACAGAGTACAAAGAACTTATTTTACAACACATAATAGAGTATTTAACTTTGGATGAAGTGAACGAAACACTTGACTATCTTTATTTTACAAATAACTTGACCACATTTGAGAAAAAAATAAAAAAAATATACGACAATATGATTTTAAAGAATAAAGGGATTGTTGGAATTCTTCTCTCAAAAGAAAATAAACAATATTTGTTAGTAAAAGGAGACACAAAATGGAGCAAAGGTGAGTCAGAAGACTATACCGATTTATCACAGGAAATAGAAAAATTAGCAATATCACCGACTATGTTCAATCGATATGTTGGATTTATTGGTAATTTCAAAAATGAATATAATATTTTCAAGGTCAAGGACATGGAAGATAAACGAGGAAAAGGTGCTCGATGTGACCAATCTGGTAAATCAGATACATTTGGAATTCTCAATCATATACTTGATAAAAGTAAATATACATCAGAGAATACAAAAGGAAGAAAAAAAATAGAATTTTGTGTAATACAAGAATTATTATTGCGTTTTTATAACAAAACTAAAAAGGATAATAAAATCTGGTTTTTGAATCCATCCGAAGCTATTGTAAATAACATTTAATGGTTGTGAATCACACCTTTTTTTTTCATTCAAAGCGGCCATTATGTAGAACAACATACAGTTCCAATTGTTCCAATTCTACGACAATGAGGACATTCACAATATCCTTTTTCACCTCTATATTTTTTTTCACATAATTTGTGTAATACAATATTACATATAACACATTCGACCCATTCTCGAGTGCTAATTTTTTCCCAACAAATTAAACAACTTTTTAATTCATTGGGATTTTTTTTACGATTTATGACATTTCCCATATTTCCAATAAGTATTTATTTATCATAAAACAATTATTAATACAATCAATTTTATATATATCAGGGTTTACATGAGAATAGTCTGAAAGAGAAAAATATCTTAAATTTTTTTAACAAATAATAATCTATTTAATTAAAAATTGATTATTAGTTAAAGATTAAATTCTTATTATATAGTAGTAATGAACAAGAATATGACTGGCAAGAATATAAATAAAAAGGGTGCACAAAAGAATAAGGATGTTGGTGTTTATATGACGAATTTGTTAACAAGAAAAATACATATTCCCTTCAATAATGTTGGTAAAAATATTAAGGACACTCTTGAAAAAATTATAAAAAAGCAAATAGAAGGAAAATGTAACATCGAAGGATTTATTAAGCCCGATTCTACCAAAGTATTAACTTATTCAAGTGGTATTTTAGTTGAAAACACAGTAATGTTTGAAGTTGTATTTGAATGTTTAGTATGTTGTCCTGTGGAAGGAATGCTTATAAAATGTAATGTTAAGAATATGACCCAAGCAGGAATCAGAGCAGTAATTAATGAAGAAATTTCACCTATTGTTGCCTATGTAAGCAGAGATCATCATTACAATAATAATTATTTCAATACGATTAAAGAAAATGATGATATTACTGTTCGCGTAATCGGTCAAAGATACGAATTAAATGACCCACAAGTCAGTATTATTGGTGAATTAGTTGAACCAAAGGAAGATAAAATAAAGAAAAATACAACCATGAAAAGGAAACCAAAACTAGTTATTGCAGAAAAGATTTAAAAACATTT